ATCACTTGAATCTAGTTCTGAGTTACTTACACCAGTTACTGTTGAACCTGCAACTACAGCTAGGTCAGCGTGCTTTGATATGTCAGTTTGGGCTGAAGCGCCGTCACCTTGTACTTCGAACATTTGATATGGATCGTCGTACACAAAGACATCTGCTAGCTGAGAGGCTGGTCTTGTATTTTTAAAAGTTGGTTTACCATCTGAATCATCGAAAGAGGATCCCCAAAAAACACCTACCGCGTTAGTGGCATCTGTGCCACCTTCTGACGCTACAAAAAGTTGTACATCACCTTCAGCTTCGTCGACTTTTACGACATCGCCTTGTGAGATGATAGTAGCGTAGTTTGCAAACGCTTTATAAGAGTTCATTGCCGGATCTGTTCCGCCGCCGATTTTTCCAATTGGAGATAAACCAAAAGGGGCATCTAAATTTGCCATATTGTTATCCTCCTTAAAGGGTTTAAGTTAAATCGATGGTTAAACAAAGACTAGTCTTTATTTGAGCCACCAAAAGTTACACGAGTCTGTCGATCTTGATTGATCGGCATACTTGGGTGCTGTTCCTTCAAGACATCGTTTTCTAATGCTTCGTTGCGATCAGCAGTTTTCTCTGCGAAATACTGCTCTCGCGACTTTGCGAGCTCTTCGGATATCCTTGCCAGCACAAGGCCACCAACCCCGATTACTCCTGCATATTTACCTTCACTGATGATTGGATAATCACTATCAGGATATTCGTCGGATCTTACCAACTCCCATCCAGATCTGATTTTGCCTGAGATGTTCTTTGTATCATCAAAGCCCATACTCTCCGCACGCAACCATCTATGTCTGTACCCGTCTGGTGCAGGTGGTGCATCTAGTGATGATGGGGGAGTCCATACTTTAGGCTTTTCACTTTTCGCCCTAGTTTGACTCGCGCGGGAAGCTTTATTATTAGTTTTCTTTTCCATATGCTTATACCTCCTTCGCGGCTAATTGTTTCGCATATTCTTCTAGCGGCACACCTAGTCTTTTAGAAATTGCTACCTGTGATGGTGTGAGCTTCACAGTTTTTCTGCGTCCTTTATTTGCCGGACGTTTAGCACTTGCAACAGTCTGGACCGGAGTCTCGACTGCAGATTCCTTATTTGTATCAAATTTGTGTGGGAATTCAAGTCTTATTCTCTTATCAACCTCAGAATAATATTCTTCAGATTGTGGGTCAAATCCTTCTTCCTCTACAAGTCTTCGATGTATATCAAATGCAGTGTAAGTCATTGCATTATCAGTACCAAACCAGGTATTTTTAGCTGACCAAGCCTCTGCTTTTGGGTCAATTTGCTGTGCAGCTTGATATATTTCATTCTGCGTAGGCATTTCTTGAGCCATTTGAGCATAGTTTTGTGGGGGTGGAGCCTGTCTTACAGGTCTATTTTCCCTAGCTTCTTTGATTTGATTAAGTCTATTCTCTTCCATAGCCATAGTAGCTATTTCTTTTTGAGCTTCAACTTGCAAATCAGCGTTGCCTTCAGCTATTGCTTGTTTAAGTTTTGCATGAGCAGACGCCATACCATTATGAACTTTTTTCTCTAGTTCTTCTGTGTACTTACCACCAAGGTGATCAAAGTTAGTTCTAACTCTGTTTGCTTGCTGCTGTACGTTCTGTGCATACTGAATAGCTTCTTCTTTTTGCCTTTCAGCTTCTCGCATTTTACGAGTAAGTTTAGCTATTCTTTTTTGGACGCCTTCTGAATATTCATCAAGTTCGCTTTTCTGAACAGCAGACTGCTGATCAGATTCCGCAGATGCGTCAGCGGACTGACTATCGTCTTCAATGATTTCTTCAACTTGTACCTCCTCTTCTAATGATTGTTCTGGTGCCGGAGCATCTAGATCAATCTCTGTAGCTTGCTCATCGGCTTCGCCGACGTCAATTCTATCTTCATCTAGCATAGTTAATCCTCCTATGAATTACATTGCGTGAATAAGGTCTTTTGGATCATCTATAGTTCCAAGTACCTCATCATCGTTTAACATTCTTATCTCACCACCTTCAATCTCCATGCGTGATCCTGCATATCTTGCAAAGATCACCCAATCTTTTGGTTTGCACCACGGACCTGTTGGATATCTCTCTTCATCTTTGTAACAAAGTGGTCCCATCTTCAAGACATAACCAACTTGTACAGCTGCTCTTGCTCTATCCAATGTTTCTTGTGCAATAATAATTCCGCCTTCACTCTTCTCTTTCACTCTAAAAGGCATAACTAATAATCTCCAACCTGTAGGGTTGGGTAATTTTTCTAAATTTGTTTTTGTGGGTTCTTTTTCTGCTTCGTGTTGTGCAATCTTTTTTGCATCGTCCTCAGCGTTATATTTATTTTCTAATGCGTGTGACGTTTGTGTCATGTGGTTCTGGCTCCTTTGGTTCTAGCAGGTTAGAGAGTTCCTGATTTATTAAGTCGATTCCATGAATCTTACCTATTATATACTTATAATCTTCCATGCTGTCAATCCCGCCGTTTGCTAGAGCTTGTACTAGATCGTCCATCTGAGTCTGCATGCTCTTTTTCAGTCGGTATATGACGCTTATTGGGTCTGTAGCTTCTGACATATTTTTTATCTTTGTCTCCTAGTCTTTCCCAGAATTCATCAAGTGGATTCTTGGGTTTATCTTCTTCCCCCATTTTTTCCCCCAATGTAAGATTAAGTCAATCTATTTTTTCTTGAAAATATCTACGCCCTTCAAACCGTATATACTCGCAACGACCCCGACGAATAGGGTCTGGTACCAGAAAGGGAGATTATTGAACTGCTCAAAGAACATATGCAGTTTAGCTTGAATGTCTGGATCTTCACTAAAGACACTCCATATCAATAATATCACGGGCGCCGACACGAGAATAAGAACGAATTCGTCCTTCCATCCTTTGTCGTTTGATTGTCTTACGGCTGCCTGATACTCGATTTCACCACTTGCCATTTTCTGTGCATGCAACATTGCAGCATCTGACTCGAGCATTTTGCGCTGCTGTCTGTTTTTCATAATGTGGGTGCCAGCGCCGATTGCTAGTTTGACTACGTCAAGTATCATGTGATTATGTGATTATTCCTATTATAATTATAACGATAACAGCGGCACCGATGACTTTAGTTTTCCAACCCATCTCAGACCACTTGTCTATAATTTTTTCTCTTAAGTCTTGGATCATGTCGTCCTCCTCTTTTTTTTCTTCTTAGAAACACCCGCTTCGCTGAGCGCGATAGCGATTGCTTGCTTTTTGTTTACCACTTTTTTCTTAGATTTACCAGATTTAAGTTTGCCTGATTTAAACTCACGCATTACTTTGCTGATTTTCTTTTCTTTTTTAGTTCCCATTTAGTTCTAGATTTACTGTTTCTAACATTGCATCTATGTGTGGCTGCCATTGTTCATGTGAGCCAGTTAAGTAATCTCCAAACTCAATGCCTTTGACCCAAATTCTATTGTCTGAAGTTTCAAAACAATAAACTGGTTCTAGTTTATCTGTAAGAACAGAGCGTTTACTATCCTCTACTTTGATGAACTGATTATTTTCCATTACTAAGTGAGAACCAGAAACTTCTACACCTTTGTAGTTGTATATTTGTGTTGGCATAAATTCTAACTTAGCCTCTACTACACCACCTTTAGTTAGTTCACCAACAGCTATAGTTGTAATTTCTTTTTCTGTTCCGTCAGCCATCTCAATCATAGTGCCTTTAACAAAACATCCTTTACCACCGCCACCGCCAGCGCCACCGCCACCGCCGCCACCGCCGCCATAGTTTTTACCAAATTTCTTTGCTAGTGCTTGAAGTTTTTTATTTTTAGCAGGATTACTTACTAAAGGACCATGTTTGGTTTGCACAGCTCCTTTATATTTACCTGTCTCAGGATTAAATCCATAACCAACTAAATTACTTTTTGATAGTTGATTTGCTGTAAAGCCTCCAAATGGCTCGCCTTTAACGTTTCCTATTTTATTGTTCGCAGTGCTCATTGAGCTGTGAGGAGATTGAGGTCCCCCTGTATATCCTGATACTACTCCGTCACTATATGTACCTGTGCCAAGGTTAGTGCTCTTCTCGCTTTTAGTATCCGCACTTTGTAATGCTGCTGCAAATCCTGGATCAACTTTTCCTATTCCATAGCCTACTTCGTAGCCAGGATCATCCGCAGCTCTATCTTGTAATGCTTTTGCAAATCCTGGATCAATTTGACCCTCATCATATCCGGTAGAGAAACCTTGTTCCATTGCTTGTTGTGCTTGTGCTTGGCTCATGCCAGCTAAACTTGTATTTCCAACCATAGCCATTGATTGACCTGGAGTTACAGGTCCTGATGTAAGCGATTCAGCAACTGATGGAGACGCAGTAGTAGTATCCGGTCGCTTTGTTGGCGTCATAGGTGCAGCATCTTCCTTACTAAAGTAAGCTTTAACACTTTCAGGTACAAATGTTTTTTCAAGAAATTTAGTTGTTTTATCTGCAATATAACCTAAGCCGTAAGCTAGCGGGCTTACAAAAGGAACTTCATCTCCTACTTTAACGTTTTTCGTGTATGGATTAACTGAAGTATAAACCATTTTACCTTCGTCATCAAAACCCATTGTTGTTGGGTTTGCCTCAAAACGTGAAACAGGACGATTATCACCGCCACCTTTTACAGGGCCAGACAAAGTTCCAAAATCTTTCTCAATAAAACCAGGATCTACTGGGAGTGTTCTGATTTTGCTAAAACCTCTGTCTTCTCCTTCCCCTGGAACATTTGGTACTGGCACTGCCTGTTGTGGAGCATTAAAGTTTTGATTATAGTATTGCGTTGCATAAGTAGGATCCATAAAAGGTGTGAAAGGCATACCTCCAGCTTGTAATCCAACACGACCTCCGTATGCCATTCCTGCAAAAGGATCAGTTGGATCTTCCATATATTGAGGAAACTTATCTTCTATAATATCCATTATCTGTTCAGGAGCTACGTCAGAAAATTGTTCAGTCATTTGTTTAAAAGCTTCTTGACCGGTCATGTTTAAATCCATCTGTCTTCCTTTTAAATCGTATACCTCTTCACTTACTGGTCGATCATTAACATAGAAAGACTCATTAGCTCCGTCCTTAAGACCTACACGACCACCTGTATTCATGTCATCTCTCATAACACCAGCACGTTTCATTATTTCCATTTGTTGTTCTGGTGACATCATTTCAAATTCTATAAATTCTCTGTCAGTTAATCCTTCAGCAAAACGTTCTACTACATCTTTAAAACCCATGCCTCCGTCCATAAAGCCTACACGACCACCATCTTCATAATTAAAAGCAAGCGGAGAATCTTCATCGTAGTTACCAAATAAACCTTTAAATTTGTCTATACCCATATCTAACCAAGAATCTGGTTTATCACCATCAAATGCATTTTCTTCTAATATTGCATCAGTTGCTGCAGAAGGTGATCCAGAAAATTTACCTGTTTCTTCATCTGTCATACGATCAGGGTTAACTATCTCGTCTACAACCATGTCTGCTATACCTGATTCTACATCATCTGCTTCTGGAAAAAGTAATTTTTTTATTGAGGGTATTGTTTTGTTTGTAAAAGTATCCTCTTGTTCTGCTTTTGCTAAAGCTCTTTCTGCTAAGTATTCATCCAGTATAGCAGCTGATTCGTCTCCACCATACTTCCAAGAAGTGTTACCTTGCCCAGGTGTTATATTAAACGTAGGTATAACTCCTGTTCCGAATGTCTTGGTGTAGTTCCCCATTAATCACTCCTCTTTTCCAAAATACTTGCTTTCATCTCTTTTATACCATCTTTTGCTAAAGATACCGAAGCTCTTAGTTTTTGGTGCTGATCATTTTGCTCCATTTTATCTTCAGCTATCTCTTTAGCTTGTAACATTTTAGATCTCTCTAAGTTTAACTTATCTTCTGCCTCACTTTGTCTAGCTTGTTCTTGTGCTGCTTTGATGTCAAGTTCTCTGTCTTTTAATTTTAATAACGGATCACCTTCTATCTGATTAAGTGTTTCTTTTTCAGCTTTTGCATAATCTTCCATAAACTCAGAAATTAATGTTGCCTTACGTGCCTCAATAGCCACTTGTAGCTCTGCTTGTTTCTGTTGAAACTGCTGAATTTGCGGATTTTGCTGCATCATTTGCGGATTTTGCTGCATTTGTTGGATAATTGGTGCCATTTGCTGAGATAATTGCTGCATTTGTTGAATTTCTTGCTGATATTCCATCTCAACGTGCTCTCCAGCCATCAAAACTATGTGTTCCATGCAATTTTGCTGTAAAATTCCTAAAGCTTGAGGATTATTTCTGCAAATAGTCGTACCCATAAACAATAAATGCGATTTCATGTGCGCTTGGTGATCTTGTTTTGGGAATGCTTGTATCTTTTTACCATTTAACGCCAAAACATTCTCTGTACCAGGATCCATGGCTTGTGGTTGTGGCGGTGGTGGTAGTACCATATCGATATCTTTTACACCTAACGCTTCATACATGTGTCTGTATGCATGATAAATATTGTGCATAGCAGGATTTGACATTGCAATTTGTAATTCACTTTGTGCAATAGCAATTCTTTGTGTCTGTGAAAAAATATTTGGATCAGCAACTGGAACGATGTCTACTTTTTGATCAAAGTCTGCTTTAAATATTTCATTCTGACCACCAACAACATCATACGGATAAATAGATGGTAGATAAGTTACAAAACATCTTTCTAAAAGCATAAACTCGCATTTCATTGCTGCATAAATTCTTTTGTGTATCGCTGACATAACCCGCGATCCGCGCTCCAAGAGCGCAACTGTAGTACCAACAGCTGCTGACTGATTACCGTCACCAACTTGTAAGTCTGCTATGCTCGCGAATCGTTGACCAGCGCTTACTACAACACCCATCAACTGTAATAACGTGCCATCAGGACCTTTGAAAGGTAATGGCATAAATGCATCTTTAAGATTCCCACCAGGAGCATCAACGTCACGGAACTCGCCCGGCTGCAACGGTTGAGCTTCGTCTCTGACCCTGATGCCTCGCATCTTGAATCCGGCCGGTAAATTTGACAAGGTGCCGGCGTCTAAAAGTTGTCTTAGTGCTGCTGTTGCAGTTCTGGACAATCCGCCGATCATGTGAATTAAGCCGAACCCGTAAAATCCGAGTCCTGGTAGAAATTTAAAGTGGACGAAATAATCTTTACGTTTTTTGGTCTGGTCTTGTTCATCCCAGTTCCTTTTTACGCTTAAGACTTCTCCTGAACCTTCGTCCAAGGTTACTATGTAAGGAAACTTGACTCCTGTAGACTCATTTGTTTTTGGATCTATGTCCTCAAATCCTTCTATTTCTAAATGGACATGAGCCTCAAGGATTGTAAATGTTTCGTTCTTATCTGGATCAACACCAGATAGTTCATCTTTTTTATCTGAGACAGCGTCTGGATTAACAGATCCGCTTTCTCCTAAATCAATATCTCTATATACACCTGCTAGTTGTTGCATAATGACATCATTTTTAGTCATCTGTATTTTGTGAATAATGCACTCTGTGTCATCTAATGACGTTGCAGTGTAAGGAACATATAAATCTTCTGCTGGTACAAACTTAGATACACATCTTGCAAGAACTGCATCGTAATAAACTTTTTTAAATGTAGAACCAGACAACGGTAAATTAAATAACATTTGATCAAACTCAGGTTCATATTCTTTCATGTTTATCATTAGCTGATAGTTCATGAACTCTCTTACACGTTTTGACTGCTTTTGTTTCTCCGGTGTTTCTAATCCTATAATCTGTGTTCTAACAGGACCACCTGCAGGCATAAGTTCTTTGTAAGCTAGTGCTTGAAACTGTGTTACTGCTTCTGCAAGAACTGGGTGGGTAGCCCCACTTGATCCTTGGAAAGGCTCAGTTCTGTCTTCGTACTTAAATCCAAGTAAGTCTAATCCGTTTACGTAAGTTTGTTCCCAATCACTTCTAGCTGACTTGCAGTCTTCGTATTGTTCCATAACTTCGTTTGATATTTCATTAAGAACATTTTCGTCTAAGACTTCTGCTATGTTTTCTTGGTGACCAGCCATAGGTTGTTCCTGTTGTGGTTCACCAAAATTTATAACAGCACCACCATCTTCAAACATCTCTACGTTAGAAGGTTGTGGGTCTTCTGCTTCTAGTTCTACTTCCTCATCATAAACGGTAGTTGGATCTTTTAATTCATCCACTCCTTGATCAGGTATATTTTTATCTATCGCCATGTTATCTCCTTGTTCCGAATAAGTTTCCTACACCAAAGCCTGACATACCACCTAATACTTGATTGCCAAACATATTATTACCGTACGGGTTAACTCCATTATTATTATCGTTTCTTAATTGTTGTAATATTTGTCCTTGTCCTTGGGATAGCCCTCTTCCTAAACTCTCTAGTTTTTGATCTAAGCCCACACCAACTTGTTGAAAATCGTCCATACCAGCATATGTATCTGCTAGTCCTTGTTGAGCTTGCATTTCTTGCATTCTATAGTTTTGCATTTGTTCGTTTTGTCTTAACTGAAAATCTTGATTTTGTTTTCTTGCTTCTGCAAAAAAGGGACTGCTCACCAGTTGACTTATTCGATCTTGAAAAGGTGACATCTGTTGATTAATTCCATACAAGTCTTCGTTTGTCATTGCATTTCGTTGCGCTACTGTAGATTCTGGAGCTGCAAGAGTATTAACAATACCACCTGATGCAAAACCTGACTCACTACCATTAAGTCTGTAGATCATTCTAAGATACATGTCTGTACCTTCTGGATCCATCTCCATCATTTTTTGCAACTTAGCATCATCATATAAAATGTGTGCTCTAAATTTTTCGTAATCTATTTCTTGAAGCATTCCTGATTGCATTAAACCTTTATAACGAGGTGAATCCAAAACCATTTGTTCGATTTCTGCATACTGATCTAAATCTAAACCTTGTTCTGATCTAGACATCCTTCTCATCTGTTCTAGGTCTACATGCATATCTGGGTGTCCAGTTTTTATAGGTTTTCGAAACATTGTTTTTTCATCTGTGCCTATAAGTTTTGCTATTAAATTAGCAATGCCTCCACTTTTTAATCCTACTCTTCCACCGCTTGCATTAGGTTCTCTTAGTTTGTTGTACGCATCTATAAATTTTTGAATTGCTGCTCTTGGAGGAACGCCATCTTGTAAATCTTTTACAAGATCATCTAACATCATTTCTTTTTGTCTCATTCCTCTTACAGCAAAATCAGCTTCAGCTACATAACTCTCTGATTGTCTTTTCATGGACTCCATGTCATCCATCATTTTTCTAATCTCATCATCAAGTTTGCTGGTACTCATAATACCTTCTCCTTTGACAGGGCCTCTAGCAAAACCTTCTCTCATGTGTCTTTGATAAACTGGATTTGTTGCTCTTGGTGAAAAACCTAGTGCTTGCATGTTTTCAAACATTTCATTATCAACTCTAGATTCGCCCATTACATACTCCCTAAACCTTGGATCTTTGTTCATCAAATTTGCCTTAGCCACTCTCATGTCTAATTCATTATCAGGAAGTATATCTCGCATAGATATATTGCCGGCAGGAGTTTTAGGTTGCATCATTGATCCAATACCTTTGTCACGTCCTATGCCTAAAAGTTTTAATAAGTATCTAATAAAACCACCGCCTGCTGCGCCTACGCGTCCACCAAGTCTATAGTTTTCTGGAAATGGGTTTTGGTAATAAATCCATTTTTCTGGATCTACTTCGTTCTTTAAAAACTCTGCGTATGTGCCGTCATAATTTGATCTTAAATATCTTCTAAGTATGTCTACTTCACCTGGAGCTTCTTTCATCATTCGCTCTATATTAGCTTTTATAATTCCTTCTCTACCAGGAAAGTTTCCGTATGGTGCGCCTTCTAATTGTAAAGATTGATTGGCCG